CCGCCGCCACCACCTCCCCCGCCGGGCGCCGGCGCAGCGCCACCAGCGTTACCCGGTGTCGGGGCACTACCCCCGTTGCTGACGGTGTTACCACTCATCAGCCAACGCCTAGAGTTCCCCGTCGGGTAGGCGGTCACCGTCCCCGACGTCGTAGCGATATGCAGCATGCCGCTACCGTCGGACCACGCGTTCTTGACACTACCGGCGTTCGTGCCGCCGTTGGTGGCGCCGCCGCTACCACCGTTACCGGGACGCGACGGGGACGCAGCGCCGGGAGTGGAGACACCAGAGGTGTCCTTGTTCTTAATGATCTGGTACGCCTGATTATACCTGTTTGGGTACTTGCCGAGAACTCCGTCATTAAGGAAACCGTGGTGAAACGCTTCCAGTGACGCACTACCACCAACATTGTTCGCAACCCTAATGGCGTACCTCGGCCCCTGGTGGTAGCCGACGCACCAGAGAATGAACGAGTCAGTGTTGGTGTTCGGGTCGATCCCCACATTACGGGCCGCCTGGAAGTACCCCTCAAGGTCGGCCACCAACTGCGCGTCCTGCTCCTTGGCCCCCGCGCGCAGAAGCGGGATGAGGGAGTCCCCCTCTGCGCGCGAGAGCCATCGGTTGGTCCACCAGTCGTCGTTGCCGTGGGATGAGAGGTCGTTTCGAAGTGAGGCGGCGACACCGGCGAACTCGGTGGCGTGGGCGGCACCCATCTTCTTGATGATGTCGGCCGCTCGCGGACCGTACCACTGCGCAATTCCTACAGTGATCGGGTCATTGTAGTTGATCGAATCGTACTTCATGGACGACTCAACCGTGCCGATTGCCTTGATCGCCACTTTCTTCGACGTCTCATCCCACGCCATTTGTTCCCCCTTAGAAAATACGGTAGGTCATATTCACCTGATAGGTCTGGTTGGCCTTGAGAATGTCACCCGCATGCATGCCACCAGTCTTGGCGACATACACGTACTTGTAGGTACGGTCGTTGCCAATAATCGGTGACATCATTCCGTCATAAGGACGAGCCCAGCCCGGCAGGTCCATGAGTTTAGCGTCATAGCCCACATCGGTGCCTGCAACCCTGAACGTGCCCTGAATGTTCACGAAATCACCGTGACGCTCACAGTTCAGGTAGTTATAGTCCCGTGCCACCGTGCTCGCAGAAAGCGGGTGCAGATCATAGGACGGAGGATTCAGGAACGACGGCCCACCGTGAATCCAGTTCACGAACAACTGCCGCACGTGACGATAGCCCGCATCCGTCATGTGAACATTGTCCACACCCTGGTCCCACGACTTAGCCTGCTCCTTACCGAAATGCAGCCAGGAACGAGACCCCTCACAGACAATGGCCCCATACGCCTTGCCCGCGTTAATCACCTCATAGGTACGAGACACACAGGACCTGGCCATCTGAACGTACTCGTTCAACGACGCCTCGTTATAGGTCACCGGAAGAACGTAGATGGTCGCGTTCGGGAAGTACTGTCGAACCAACGAGAAGAACGTGCCCGCCTGTTCGGTGACAGAGTTCTGAGCACGAATGTCGTTCAGCATGTCAATAAGGAACACGTACTTGGTGGCACGTTTCTTCTCATCACTCATCCGGGACCGGGCATTATTCACCTGAGTAATGAAGTTGTTGTCAGGTGTGGAAGTAAAACCGCCACCACCAATTGCGAACACATTCGGGTTGACGCCCATATCCCGGCACAGTTGCTCGGTCCAGCGGGATGCTTCAATCGTCGCGTTAGATGAACCGAAGACAACACCCTCCGTGAGTTTCGGGTCCTCAAGGAACTTATCGTCGGCTTCTGTTTTCGTGTAATAGGTTGCAAGAATTGTCCTGACATCTGACTTGACCTTCTCCACGGCGGCATCGATCTTCTCCGCACGCTGCTTGGTGACAACCTGAATACGAGAGGAGTCCTTCATCGGAGCGTCAACGTAATCCCCGTTCTCGATACGGTCGAAACGAGCATCTACAAGTCGTGCCTTGAACGACTCGATGAGACTGTTCATCGCCTCAATCTTCTCATCGGTACTTCGACGAGAATCGTTGAGGAAGGACTCAAAGTCATCCAACTTCTGTTTCGAGTCCTTGGCCCATTTCTCAGCAATCTTGTTGATCTCCTTGACCATCCCCTCCACTTCTTTGCCGAATCCCTCAGCATAGGTGATGGTGTCAATGACGGCCTTACGGATACGTTCAAGGATTTCCAGAACGGTTAGACCGTTGTTGTAGGTGAACGGTGTGGAATAGGGTGTTGTGGGCGGTGAAAGACGGTACAGGGCCGCGTCAATAGCGGATACGCGGGGGTCAGTAGCCATAGTAGGTATCTCCAATCATGTCAGTAGGCGGCGTCCAAACAAGCATAAACAAGGGCTCAAGTTGGGCAATCACCATCATATCGACATTAACGATCGCGTCGCGATGTGCCTGAATAAGCGACGCCATAGACCCCGAGAAACCCTCCTGAGTCCCCGTGCCGCTCCCGTCGCTAGACGACGTGGAGCGCTGAGAGCCCGTCCCGTCCGACGACGACTTGACGCCCGTCAGGGACGTTGAGTCCGCAGCACCGGTCGCATAGTCTCCGTTGCCCGACAGCATCACCTGAGGAGTCTCGGACTGGACGGCGCGGGACTTGGCGTCCGTGGAGGACGTGCTACTGCCGTGCTCGCTGGACTCCGTTGTGGCGCTGGTAGTGCCGGTGCTGGTGTTCTTCGAGGTCATCCGCAGGGTGAGGAACGGGTCTCGTTTGACGAGTTCGGCCTCGTACATCTGGTTGTAGTAGGGCATGATCTCATTCATTTTCACCTTCAACTGGAATAGGAAGATGTCAATGGTCTCGTGCCCGATCTCGTTGAACCAGAAGTGAGTCTTGATCTTCGAGTTCAGCGTTTTGCGGTACTCCTCGGAGAAAATGGGATAGTGTGACAGGGCGTCGTCAATAAGGGGCTCACTGATTCGCCTGAGTTCTGTCGTGTAATTACTCATTAGGACCTCCCAGATCGGTTGAGTTCGTCGACTCATTCGACGCCAATGGATTCATCTCGGTCATCGGATTCAACGCCTGCATGTCTGTGGTCCCTGCCGAGTCATCCAGGTTCCACGTAACGTCAACGTCAAGCCCATACTTGGCGTTGATCCACTCGCACGCATACTTACGGGCCTGCAAGTTCACGGCGCGCATAGCCAGAACCTGACCCGAGGAACCGGACGCCTCCTCAACAACCATCCGCTCCTTCTTCGAGGAGTTGACGTTCATGATTCCCAGCAGGGTCAGCGCCTCGTTCCAGGTCTTGACCTTTGCTTCCATGACGTGAGGCAGGTAGTCCTTGTCGATCCCCGTGGAGATCGACCCGATCTTGTCCTGCAACGTCCCAAGTCCGGTAGCCGATGACACCTCAGCGATCATCGGGTTTCCTTCGGCAAGTTGCTTGTACGCATCCATGACGGACTTGCGCTCGTTCGTGTCGGCCGTCAGCAGGACCGGCACGCGCATATGGATGAGGTCAACCTCTGTGGTGGTGTCAATCTCGGACAGGCGGCGCGCATACACGCTCACAATATCCGTGTCACCAGTTCGCAGGTAGTTGTTCCAGATCGGGACACACGCGTCACCCTTCATGGTCTTGTTGACCATGGTGTTCCCGTACACGATGAACTCAGTCGGGTTGTTGTACATGTTCGGCGTACCGAAACCGGCGCCACGCAACGCGAAATACCGGTTGAACTCCTCATCCCAGAAGAACACGCTAAGCCCCTGCGAGAACAACGTCATCTCAAGGAACCTCGGGTCAATCTCCTCAGGAAGACCGGTCCAGTGATACCGGTTCATACACATCTCGGACAGTACGCGCGCGTACATCCGGGTCAGCACCTCACGACGCATCTTCCCCGGCTCCACCGTCATCTCACGCAGGAACGGCGCGTAGATCGACTCTCCAACAAAATCAGGTTTACTCACAGGAATCCTCCTTCTGGTTCCCAGTTGATAGGGGCGTTGTCAAGGGAGACATCCCCGAACTTTTCTTCTCTGTACATCGGCGAGTGCCACACCGTCACACCCTTTTCCAGTATGCCACGAAGCGTGTCCACATAGGTCTGAGGACAGGCGGAGGAGTAGATGCGAACGTCCTTGCACTTCCAGTAGGAGAAACGGTCCATAACCCTTAACTTGTCGGGAAGGTTGGATAGGAAGAAATCGCACGCGTACCCGTAACGCTCCCAGAACTGGCCCTGACGACGGATGACGTCAGTACTGACCATCTTTAATTTGCAGAAGATAACGGCGCCATTCATAATCCAGTTGAAAGCGTCGCCGCCCTGAGCGCCAGACACGGACGGGGGAGTGATCTGAGAATCCTTAACAGCGGCGTTAATGGACGCAATCTGCTGCTGATAATCGCCCTGAGCGGCCCAGTTGGCAAGGTCGCGGTTAGCGGCCGCGTTAGTGCCGGTTAGCGCGTTCTGTTCGCTCTGGTTGGCGCGAGTAAGGTTCTGGGAAATCACGTTCCCCATATTGCGGGCATTGATGTCAATCGACGTGGAGATGTCAGACGTGACCTGCCCCTGAACGTACCCGCCCAACTGGCCGATAGCGCCAAGTGGATTGCTGAACGCAGTACCAACGGCCCCACCAATACCACTGATAGCACGGTTAGCGTTGTTCACCTGCTGATGGGCCATCTGAGCCGTGTTCGCTAGAGCGGTATTCAAGTTCTGGGCACCGAGGTTGTTGTTCATGATCGCATTACCGGTACGAATACCCCGCATCGTGGCGTCGAATGAGGTGTCCGCCGCCCTCATGGACTTGTCCATACCCCACGACGCGGAACTACGGTTCTGAGCGATCGAGTGAGCGTGAGACGCGTACCAGATCATTGACTGGTCGTTAACCACAGGAAGATGCGGGAAGTTGTCAATGACAGCGGCCTCGTTCACGTACTCGGTATCGGTCTTCCACGTTGAGTCGTGCTTGTCGCTATTGTAGCCGGCCACATAGCCGACAATTCTCGGAGACGGAGGAAGAACGTGGCACTCCATACTCACCTTAACTGAGTTCCAGTCATTTAGCAGTTCAGGTGCCAGAGTGAGTGTCTGACCGTTGTTGAAAGACACTTCTAGGTACATGTAGGGGGACGTGTAGAACTTAAGGAACCGCTTGAGCCTTTTAAGGTTCCTTCCCGTAACGGTATTACCGTTCGCCTTAAGGAACTCGGGAAGTTTATCTGGCATGAAGTTATAGGCAACTTCAACCTTCTTTCTTGCATATGTTCCAGTAACCAGCTTCAACCCGTGGTCACTTAGTTTCCCAGACATCTGGTTACCGATCACGAGTCGCTTAGGGATATAGTAAATGTCAAGAATTCCCTGAGACGCCCACGGAGCGTCGCTCAGTTCCTTCATGATTGCGGGCAGGTCCTTAATGTCACACATGTAGTACGTAGCACCGGACACGTTGTTTACAGACAGAACCTGATTCCGCGTTTCCAGGTGGGGAACAGAAGTGGTGATATTGGACCCTGTAGCAGTCTGCATGTACGGGTCATTCTTATTTCCAAAATTAGTGTTGAGATTCACCGTGGAAATAATTACTGCAACAAAGTCGAACTGCTCGCTGAAACTATTAACCATCTCATTGTTGATATTGCCGAACCAACTCCGGTAAATAGTGTGCCGCTCACCGAGAGAGAAAGACTCAGGCTGTTTCAGCCACATCCTAGAGAAGATTGACCCCGCATCACCGTTTCCAGCCTTGATGATCTCCTTCTCCCTGTACTCAAGGCAGTGCGACCTCTCGATGAACGCCGAACCGAACTTGACCAGCGAGTGATACGTCTGCCAGACATCGAGCGAGATAGTGAGTTGCGTGGTCTCCGGTGCAATGTAGTCGACCGACTGAATGAAGTAGAAGAACGTGGTGGCCCGATTCTTCTGAGAGATCGGGAAAGCACTGTTCTGGACAATGAGGTAATTGAACGTGTTCGCCTCACTGAACGGGAGATTAATGCGCACCGGTACACCCTGCGCGCAATAGGTCAGGTTCTTAATAGTAACTGTCGGGAGATTGCGCGTCTCATCGAACGAACGGATGTACTTAATAGTCCTCTCCGGACTATCGAACCAGTACACATCACGGTACATAGAATCCCACGGCACGTTACACAGCGTGACCTCAGTACCCGGCCCCCACACCGAGTAATCGAACTGAGTCCCGAACGAGGCCCCGTTCGGCAGTGAATTAATCGTAGGCATATCTCCTCCAAAACTAATGGGCACCACCCGTGCAGGTGGTGCCCATCAGTATAGAGGAGGCGTCAGCCATTCAGGCCGGCCACATTGTCCTTCGGGACAACAGACAACTGTGCTGTCTTGACGACATACTTGCCAGTGGCCGGGTCGATCCACGACACCTTAACACGGACCACAACCAACTGAGAGGACTCGTTCGGGGACATGTAGATGAGGCCATCGTTGTCAATGGTCGTGCCCGTGTCCTTGTTTCCCTCAATCGACCACTGCTCAGTGAACTCAATGTCCTCCTGACCAGCCTTGAGCCCGGTCAGGACCGCCTCCAACTGGGCCGTACCACCCTTGACCATTCGGGCAGAGGACTTGTCGACGTTACGCACGTCAGCCTCGTTACCGTCAATCACGAACTGGATACGATCAATAGCCACGTTAGCGGCAATCTCAATCGTCTCGCGCGCCGTATCGGGAGCGGTGGAGAACTTGACGATCGGGGCGAAGGGGGAGGCTGAGATGATCTCCCAGTGGTGCAGGAAGAAGTTAGTCTGACGACTAATCGGGTTGAACTCCGAGGTGGTCTCAAGGGACGTATCCGCGATGACGAAGAAATCCTTAGTGGTCAGGAAAGCCTGAACACCATTCATCGCCACGTCCTCCTGACGAATCTCCACAATACGGGAGGGTACATCGGCATAGGAGACGTTGAACAGGGCCGCCAGAGCGTTCACATCAAGGCCCGACTTGACCTCAGGGGTAGCGAACAGAACAAGGTCCTCAGGACGCACTGAAACGGGCATCTTAGCCCCGTTGAACCGAGTGGAGAGGAACTGCATGTTACCCGCGGTAGCGCGAATCTTACGCAGCAGAGAGCGTGCCTGG